CTATTGTAGTAATTTGTATTCGGTAAACGTGATCACTTCTTCCCCTACCCAACTGTTTATCTCTTTCAAGCGCTCTTGCAGTGGAATGATTTCATTGATAAAAAATACTCGCGTTGCTTTCTCTACGTCACCAAAGCCGCCTGTGTTATTAGGCACAATTCCCATTAATTGCGGTGGTACTCGATGTGCCGCCAATACATCATCACGGCTTGCATTTTTGATATTCAAAAAATCATCTTTTGCCACTGCGTCAGATAATGGAATGACTTGCATCCCATCTTTCTTGCCGTTAGGAATATACACGAATAAATTCTTAAAGTTGCCAGTGCCTTTTGTTTGGCGGATTTGTGTTTTGATTGCTTCAATGTCGTCTTTGTTTTGCGTTGGGTCGGTCATATAGATAATTGAACCTGCATGCGCACCGTTCAAATAATATTTGCGACGAAACAATGTCGCACTTTCATTCAAGAAAGCTGATTGTAATGCAGCTAAATATTCAGGCACACCGTAAATTTCTTGGTTTACATCAGGATTGATCAGATTAAACACCGCATCTTTCGGGAATTCGTATTCATCAAAGCCATTTACAATCTGATAAAAAATGCCTTTCTTTACGCCAACGCGCATATATTTTGCAAGGGGCGATTTCAACGCAATCACTTTTCCGAAAGTGTTTTCAACTTTTTCAAGATAAGCATTACCGAATACTAAGTAATCTTGCACCAGTTTTTCTAATTGGGTACGAGGTAAAAGTGCGGTGGTTTTACACGTCGAAAGTAAAATATTTTTCTTAACGGTAATCGCACTATTATGATGTGCCGATGCATTTAAGGCTTTAGCCAAATAACTTAAATTAATTGGAGGATTGTAATATTTTTCATACATCAACACGCTTTCGAAATAATTCAGTACTTCCACACGATCAAGCACTGGAATAGGTTCACCAAAGCTAAATGCCTGTGCTTGATTTCCAGTAGAAAGTGCGGTGGATTTTTTTGTGTTTTTGCTCATTGGGTTATCCTATTCAAAGGTAAATATTGTTGATTTGTTGCTTGATACATCGCCGCCTAAACCATAAGGCACATTTAAAATACAGTTCATGATTGCCCATGATAAATCGCCGTGGCTTGCATCTTCCGAACGATCTGAAACATAAGTAATTTTCCCCGTGCTAGTAATGCGTTTTTTCACCGTCATAAAACTACTCACGATGTCATTGTCTCCACTATCAAATTTAAGGCGACGTTTCTGAATTAAGTTTTGTGTTTTTAACACCATTTCATTTTTAAGATCGGCGTTATACTCTAGGCCCTGCGCCATTGGATAAAATTTTCTCACTTCCTGATAAACGCCCGACCCCATTCCCGTTTTATCAATTACTATGCGAGTTACATTGTAATCATCACAAAACTGCTTAATGCGACTTGCTTGTGTTTCGTAATCCATACCGTGAAAAGTTTGTTTATGTAAAACGCGATAATCTCCCCCTTCCACTTTCGGCGGTGCAACAATCACTAATGCTGCACGGTCGCCAGTAAAGGCGGGGTCATAACCTAACCACACTTCACGATTACCGAATGGGCGTTGATAAAATGGCTTGTAATCGTGCCATTCTTCTAAGCTGTCCACTTGGCAAAGTTGCAAATCGGCAAATTTAAACGCCGACGTGTTATCATCCGCAAACTGGCACAAAAACAACTGTTCAAATTCTTCTTTGCTGTTTTCTGCGATCAGGTCGTCAATATTGAATAGATTGCATCCACCTTCCATCGCATCATTAATGGTAACAATCTGCTTCCATTGGCGGTCAGCACAAAGTTTGCCGCTTTTTAAATTCTCGTGCGAAATATCAATTTCAACTTTGTCCGCCTTGGCACGATTTTTATTAAATGCTTTTCCAGAGAAAAACGCATAAGCGGGATGTGCAATCGTGGTCGGCGTTGAAAAATACGTTTGGCGATACATTTTTTGCGCCGCCATACCTGACGCCACTTTACGCATCACATCAAATTTAGGCACCCAAAACACTTCATCAAAATATAAATTGCCGTGATACGATTGAGCCGTGGCGGAGTTCGTGCCAAGAAAAATCAATTCTGCCCCATTTGGCAGTTTGATGGTTTCGCCTTTTAAATCCACGTCCGCTGTTTGCTTTGCATAGTTAACAATGTAAGAGCGGAACTGCAACGCCTGTTTTTTACTGGCAGACAAAAAGATTTGATTGTGTCCAGTCGTCAATGCATCAATAAAGGCTTCATGGGCGAAATAGTAAGTTGCCCCGATTTGTCGGCTTTTTAAAATATTTCTGATGCGGTTTTCTTTCGCTTTATGCCAAACTCGCTGATAATTAAACATCCCATCAAGAAAGCCATTGATCAACAATTCTTCTTGTTCCTGATCAATGGCATTTTGTTCTGCTTTCTTCCTTTCGCCTTTGTTTCGATTGGCAAGTTTCGGGTTTAAATCCACTTCATTGCCATCACCAAAAGAATATTTTTTCACTCTCGCCATGCGTTCCATTTGGCGACCGAGCAAATCAATTTCTTTATAGTCTGCTCCGCTTTTTTCTTCTTTGGCAATCAGCAAATTCAATCTTGTTTCAAGGGCTAATTCAACCCGTCCAACAGGGGCGACATCATCCCATTTTTCGCGATCTTTCCAACTGGAGATCGTGGACGCAGCAATATCAAGCTGACGAGCAATTTCAGCGATTTTATAGCCGCTAAAATACATCTGTTGTGCTTTTCGTTTTATTTCCGCCGTCACATCGGGCGAAGCTTGATTGATAACTTGTTCGTCCATTCATAATCCTTTCAATTTACAACCGCATAATAGAAAGGGGGCTGGCGTTAGTCTTTACAGCGCACCTGTGAACAGAAAAGCAACAAAAACAACCCATAGACCGCAAAAATTAAACCTTTCAGAATAATGGCAATCTTTGAGCCAAACCAACCACAGAAAGGACAACCAATGGCAAAAAAATCTAAATGGGTAGTTGTCGCAACAGAAGGGGCAACAACTGACGGCCGCACAATTCAGCGCAACTGGATTGAAGAAATGGCCGAAAGTTACGATCCCAAAAACATCTACGGCGCACGCATCAATCTTGACCACATCAAATTTTCTGTCTATCTCCCTGAACTTGCCAATGCTCATTGCTTTGGTGACGTCTTAGCCGTGAAAGCAGAAGAACGTGAAGATGGCAAATTACAGCTTTTAGCCGAACTTCAACCAACTGACGCACTTATTGCCTTAAATAAAGAAGGTCAAAAAGTTTACACATCAGTTGAAATTGACACCAATTTTGCAGACACAGGCAAGGCATACTTAGTCGGTTTAGCTGTAACGGATAATCCGGCAAGCTTAGGCACAGAAATGTTAAGTTTCTCGCACAATGGTTTAAATGCCCGCAAATTAAAAGCAGATAACATCTTCTCTGCCGCCATTGAAACCGAATTAGATTTTGACGGTTTGGATGGTTTAGACAATCAGCCTGACAATCCATCTGTATTTGCAAAAATCAAAGCGTTATTTGCGAAAAAAGAAAAATCGGACGATGAACGCTTTTCAGACCAATCCAGTGCCATTGAGCTTTTAGCCGAGCAACAAAAAGAAATCTTAGAAAAATTGACCGCACTTCAAGGCGATTTTGCAAATCAACAAGCCGACATTGAAGAAATGAAAGCGGGCAATGAAGAAATCCATGCAACGTTTGAAGAACTCAAACAAAAGCCGGCACAAGCCGAAAACTCCCGCCCATTAGTTTATGGTGAAGAACCTGAAACTGACGGCCGCTTCTTTTAATTTATCTTAGGAAAAAACTAAATGAATAAATTTACCCAACAAAAATTCCAAGCTTACATTGCAGGCGTTGCACAAGATAACGGCGAAGATGTGGCATTTGTTGCAAATGGCGGGCAATTCACCGTCGAACCAACAATTCAACAAAAGCTTGAAAATGCAGTGCTTGAAAGCTCCGATTTCTTAAAACGCATCAACGTTGTAATGGTGCAAGAAATGAAAGGTTCTGCATTGCGTTTAGGCGTACTTTCACCAGTTGCAAGCCGTACAGATACCAACACCAAAGCACGTGAAACCACGGACATCCACAGCTTGCAAGAAAACTTATATTCTTGCGAACAAACCAACTTTGACACGCATTTAAACTATGCAACGTTAGACAGTTGGGCGAAATTCCCTGACTTTGCAGCACGTGTTGGCAAACTTAAAGCAGAACGCATTGCATTAGACCGTATCATGATCGGTTGGAACGGCACAAGCGTGGCGGCAACAACCAACCGCACATCAAATCCATTATTGCAAGACGTGAACAAAGGCTGGTTGAAACAAATCGAAGATAAAGCAACCGCACGTGTGATGAAAGAAGCGAAAAGCGGCACAGGCAAAATCGAAATTGGTGAAGGTAAAGAATACAAAAATCTTGATGCATTAGTCTTTGCATTAAAAGAAGATTTCATCCCTGACCAATACCGTGACGACACAAAACTCGTGGCGATTATGGGTAGCGATTTATTAGCGGACAAATACTTCCCGCTTATCAATCAATCAAAACCAAGCGAACAAGCGGCGGGCGATACTGTCATCAGCCAAAAACGTGTTGGCGGTTTACAAGCCGTAACCGTGCCATACTTCCCGAAAGGCACTGTATTGGTGACATCACTCGACAACTTGTCAATCTATGTTCAAGAAGGTCGTGTTCGCCGTCACTTAAAAGACGTGCCGGAACGCAACCGTGTGGAAGATTACTTGTCATCCAATGAAGCTTATGTGGTTGAAAACTACGAAGCAGTGGCGATGGCGAAAAATATCACCGTTCTTGATGCACCAACTCACGCGTAATCATAATGCGACCAACTAAACGTCACTTTCTTGAAGTTTCTGCCGCTATCGCTAATGCGGCAGAAACCGAAGATCTAAGCGACTTTACGGAATACGAAAAAATGTGCCGTATCCTTGGTCGCCATCGAAAGGACCTAAAAAACATCCAATCGACGGAACGCAAAGGCGCATTTAAAAAGCAAATTTTGCCTGACTATCTGCCATGGATTACAGGGGCGTTATCTGCCGGCACAGGCAAACAAGATAACGTCTTGATGACATGGTGCGTGTGGTCGATTGACTGCGGGGAATATCACCTTGCCTTGCAGATTGCTGATTATGCCGTATTCCATGATTTGCGTTTGCCTGAACCGTTTACGCGAACACTTGGCACATTATTGGCGGAAGAATTTGCCGACCAAGCAAAAACCGCACAAGCCGCCAATCAGCCATTTGAAGTGGCTTACTTAGAGCAAGTACAACGCATCACCGCTGAATGTGACATGCCAGATGAAAGCCGTGCGCGATTATTGCGGGAATTAGGTTTGTTATTGGTTGAAAAGAACCCTGAACAAGCCTTGCAATACCTTGAACGTGCTTTAGGGTTAGATCAGAAAGTTGGCGTGAAAGGCGACATTAAAAAATTACGCAAAAAATTAAGCAAAGCCGATGAATAATCGGATTTGATAACGAGCAAACCACGCACCCGCGGGGCGGATAAAAGCGCGGTCAGGTTTCTTTACCTCTTTTCCTGATTGTTGCTCTTTATCCTCACCCCGCTTTTTTATAGGTAGATTTTATGTCAGACGGTGCAATCTCAATCAAACTCGCCCCCGATTATGAGATGGGTGCAGTGCAAAAACAACTGGAAGATTACGGAACAGGTGAAGATATTATTCGGAACGATGATTTTTTTCCTGACATTTCTCTTTCTGCTTTTCGCAATCAATATCGTGCAGACGGCACAGTCACCGAACAACGCTTGCAAGATGCATTGATTGAAGCCATCACCAGTGTGAATGATGAATTATCTACATTCAAAGCACAAAGCGAACATCACTTCCTTGAACAAATCCCCGCACCATCAGTCAACGGCGAAAGCGTGTTGATTTACCGCTATAAACGTGCGGTGAACTGTTTGGCACTCGCGAACCTTTATGAACGTTACGCAAGCTATGACAGCACAAACGATGGTGAAAAAAAAATGGATTTACTCAAAGACAGCATCAACGAATTAAGACGAGACGCACGCTTTGCCATTAGTGACATCATCGGCAAAAGACGGGTCGATGCGGAGTTAATTTAATGGAAGTTTATGCACAACAAAATGACAACTTGGACGCCATTCTTTATCGCTATTTTGGCCGCAGTGAAGGGCTTTTAGAAATTGCGTGCGAATTAAATCCGCACTTAATGGATAAACCCGTCATTCCAATCGGAACACCAGTAATATTGCCCGAAACTGACACGGAAAAGATCAGCGTGGCAAGTGACACTATACAACTTTGGAGCTGATATGCACGACACACCATCAAGAGCGTCTTACACATCAGGATTATTTGCCTTCTTCATCGGACGCATTGCGGATATGTTTTCAAATGTAAATTGGGCAGACGTTGCATCTGTAACAGGTATTGTGATCGGCGTCGCAACATTCCTTGTAAATTGGTATTACAAGAAAAAAGACTTTGAATTAAAAGAAAAAGAATTAAACCAACGGAGCCATCACCATGATTAAACGAACAGCGAAATATGCATGCAGTGTAGTGGCGATTGTAGGATTGGCACTCTCTTTACACGGGCATGAAATTAGAACATCAGAAAAAGGCTTGCTATTGACTGGCAATGCAGAAGGATGTCAAAGAGTGCCATATAACTGCCCTGCCGATGTATTAACATTCGGGTTAGGAACCACAGATGCAGTAGAAAAAGTCATTCCACATAAAGTCTATACAGATGAAGAAATTGCAAATGCCTTTACAAAGGGAATTAAACAAGCCGAAAAATGTGTGAATACGTATGCAAACGGTCAAGCAATGCCGCAAGGTGCATTTGATGCCTTAGTGTCAATTACCTTTAATGCAGGATGCGGGAACTTAAAAAACAGCACGCTTTTTAAAATGGCACGAAAAGGATATAGCAAAGCGATGTGCGGTCAATTTGAACGATGGATTTATGCAAACGGCGTTCCACTGAAAGGCTTAATTGAAAGACGACAAAAGGAGAAAGCATTATGTTTGGGTTCTTAACGAAAAAAGAAAAATACATTTTATTGGTTGGCCCGCTCATGCTTGTAGCGATCATCCTGTTTCAAGGATGGCAAGCAAACCACTGGCGAGCAGAAGCCGCCAAAGAAGAACAATTAAAACAACAATGGGAAGCGTCTTACGTTGCTTTAAATGAAAGCGTGGATAAATTCAACGAGCAACAAAAAGCACTCACGGAAGCCGTGAATCAATTAAAAATCTCTCAAACCAAGCAAACACAGGATTTAAAAAATGCACTTAAAAAACACCAAGACTGGGCTGATACTTTTATCCCTGATGATGTTATCGGCGTGTTCAACAACTCCGAAAATCATTAAACAGCCAATTCTATGCCCGCAAGTTGCAGAATGTACGCCATTTGCCGCCACAATTAAAACAAACGGCGATTTGGCTAATGCTTATCTACAAAGCCAACAAAAGCTAAGTGTATGCGTTGTTGGAAATCAAGCATTAAAAAAATGCATTGATGAATTTAATAAACAGGAAAAACAATGACCGATCAATTTGACCGTGCGCAACAGCTCGAAGAAATGCAACGTGAAATCGCCCTTAAAAAACACCGCACTTTTAAAGCAGTAAGTCGCCTTTATTGTGAAGATTGCGATATTCCCATCCCTGAAAAACGTCGCCAATTAATTCAAGGCGTAACCCGTTGCGTGGATTGTCAGCAAAAATATGAAATGCAACAACGGAATTTCAGAAAATGAGAAAAACAACTCTTTATCTTGCCATTGCCGCTTCATTGCCGTGTTTAGCAAACACGTACACCGTGCCATTTAGAGATGGTCCATTTGGTAAATATTCAAATTACCCTGACGGAAGAATAACAGAAGTATGCATTCATCAAGTAGGTTATTTGATGACGGACACTGGGCATTTGCTTGTTGCCGTAGATAAAGACAACAGACCATTAATTTGCAGAGATACGCAAAATGAAAAAGCCAAACCAACTGCGCAAAATCCTTGAACAAAGTCACCAAGACTTTGTGAAAAACCCTGACCGCTTACAGCTTTATGTTGACGGCGGTCAAGTTGTTGCAACAGGCAGCACATCACTTAGTTTTGAGTATCGTTACACACTCAACATCATCATCACTGATTTCGCCTTTGATATTGCAAGCCTCATCGTGCCGATTAATGCGTACTTACGGAAAAACCAACCAGAACTATTCGAAAATCCGCAACGCCGTGAAAACGCCTTTAAATTCCAAATGGATTACAACAATAACAACACGGCGGACGTGTCGTTTGAAATCCAACTTACCGAACGCGTTGTGGCAAAACAAGTGGGCGAAAACGTGCAGATGACTTATGCCACCGAACCAACCGCACCGGAATGGGAGACACTAGGAAAAATGCGAGTGTATCTAGGGGAAATTGATGAAAGCAATTTAATTTTCAAAGGCGGTGAATAATGGCAACGGTGGAAGAAGTCCAAGCGAAACTAACCGCACTGATTAATAATCTCTCACCGCAAGCCCGCCGTCAGTTGGCCAGAAACATTGGGCAAGCTTTACGAAAAAATCAACAAGCCCGCATCGCACGTCAAGAAAACCCAGACGGCACAGCATTTGAGCCAAGAAAACCAAGAAAAGAATTTGGCAAAAAGAAAGGAAGAATTAAACGAAAAGCCATGTTTGCGAAGTTGAGAACGCCAAGATATTTCAAAATTCAAAGCAATGCCAATGAAGTGTCGGTCGGGTTCAATGGGTCAAGTGCAATGATCGCAAAAGTGCATCAATATGGATTAATGAGCAGTCCTTCAAAAACAAAAGATTTCAAAGTGCAGTATGCACAGCGTGAATTGTTAGGCTTTAGCCAAAGCGATTTAGATGTGATTGAAGATTTAGTTTTAGCGCAATTATCTATGTAACCTATGTGGCTAAATATTGGTTTTTGTATTGTTTGCAGCCAAAACAATTAGCCCGAAAATAAGGGTAAACAATATAGATAAAATAACGCTATCAGTGATAAGCCAAAGAACAAAAATCAACGAGATAATAGGAACAAATGCCACGGTTGCCATACTAAACACAGCAGAAATAGCAGCAAAAGTTAGGCTGCCAGTAAAAAACAAACCTAATCCAATGAATAACGGAATGCCAATTAATGCAAGTATAAGCGACATATATTCTCCTGTTAGTTTGTTTTGTTCAATTATTAAACATAGAAAAATAATTTGTCAATAAAAATAGTGAGTTTTTATGAATAATTTACAATTATCTGTTTTGTTAAATGCCATTGATAAAATGTCAGCGCCAGTTCGGAACGCCTCCAAAAGTGTTCGGGAATTGTCTGCGAAGTTGCGTGAAAACAAAAATGCACAACGACAACTAGCACAACAAAACAAACAGCATGCAGAAGCCATGAAACAATATGCTTCAACGATCAACCCGTTGAAAGCAAAATTATCATCTTTAAATAACGAACTGTCTGCGGCAAAACAAAAAGCGGCATCTTATTCTCAATATTTAAAAAATGCCAAAAATCCAACTGAAGGATTTAAAAAAGAAGTTGAAAAAGCCAGAGGTGCAGTAAAAAAACTCAAACAAGAACAAGTTGCCGCATCAAATAAATTACAGCAGGCAAAACTAGCCTTATCGCAAGCTGGTATTTCAGCTGAAAAATTAGCTCAGAATCAGCGAAACTTACAAAGAAATACAAAAGCGGCAACAGATCAAATCAAACACCAAGAAGAAGCGTTGAAGAAACTGAACGCCAAACAAGCTGCCTATAATCGCTATCGTGGACAAGTTGAAAAATTAAAAGATATTAGTGGGAAAGCTCAAATTATTGGTGCGCAATCCATGGCGGCTGGTGCGACAATTACTGCGCCAATCGCCAACGTCACAAAAGATTTTATGACTTTTGAAGATGCCATGATCGGCGTCGCTCGTCAGGTCGATGGATTAAAAGATAAATCAGGGAACTTTACGCAAGAATTTGACCAATGGAAAATCAAAATTCATGACCTATCAAAAGAATTGCCGCTCACTACCGTGCAAATTGCCAACATGATTGAAAGTGCAGCACGAATGAACATTGCAAAAGATGAACTTGAAGATTTTGTAAGATTGAATACACAAATGGCAATCGCATTTGATGCCAAAAATCCCGATGAATTGGTTGAGTCATTTGGGAAAGTGAGCAAAAACTTCAATCTAACGCAAAAACAAACAAAAGAGCTTGCTGACACAATCAACTACTTAGATGATAACGCCATATCCAAAGGGACAGGTATCATCGGCTATATGAACCGTGTTGCTGGTATCGCTGCCATAGCTAAAATTACCGATAAAAATATGGCGGCCTTGGGTTCCACCTTGCAGACATTGGGGGCGGAAGAAGAAGATAGTGCCACCGCTGTTACAACTATTTTTACTCGATTAGGTGTGGCCGGAAATCACGAAGAAGTTGATGGCGCATTGAAAAAACTCAAATTAAATCCACAAAAAATAGCAAAAGGAATGGCAAAAGATGCACAAAGCACATTAATGCTTATCGTCAATAAAATTAAAGGATTGGACGATGATGCAAAAAGCGATGTAATGAAAGGTCTTGTCGGCATTCCACATATTAAAACTATCTCAAAACTTGTGGCAAATACAGAAGAATGGCGCAGACAAATTGAACTGGCAAATAGCGAAGCAGCAAAAGGATCAATGGGGCGTGAATTTGACACAAGAATGAAAGCCTTGTCTGCGTCAACTCAAATTTTTACAAACCGCTTATTTAACTTGAAAACGGCAATTGGCGGCACTCTCGCCCCAACTTTACACAACATCTTAGATAAGTTGGGCGGCGTAGTTGATAAATTTAAGGCTTGGATTGAAACAAACCCAGAACTTGCTAGAAAAATTTTACTTGTCGCATCAGCATTAGGAACAACACTTACTGCATTTGGTGCGCTAAGTCTTGCATTAAGCTTTGTTTTATATCCTATGGCACGGGTTGCACTTGGATTCGGGAAACTCACTGGGCTAAATACACTGCTTGCAAAAAGCTTTAATTACACGACAAAGGCAGCAATCGCATCTAATAAAAATTTACTCTCATTCCGTGGGTGGTCAAATATTTTTTCATCAGCACAAACAACCCTAACAGGCTTTCTAGGAAAAATCACTAAACTAAATTCAATAAAAGTATTATTAGGTGCATTGAAAGCATGGACAATGCCTGTGAAAATGATTTTTATCGGATTAAGTTCATCCATCTCATTTTTGCTCTCCCCTATTGGTATAGTGGTTGCTGCGGTAGTTGGCGCAGGAATTTATATTTACAAAAATTGGGAAAAAGTAAAATCCTTTTTCAGCGGGTTCTTAAATGGGTTGCAATCAGGATTACAGCCAGTCATCGACAAATTCAAACCGTTTGTCGGATGGATTGAAAGTGTATTTAACTGGTTTACAAATCTTCTTTCGCCAATCCAAAGCACAAAAGAAGATTTAGATGCCGCTGCAAGCGCTGGTAAACAATTTGGGGAATGGGTCGCTTTTGGCATTGATTTAGCATTACAACGAGCAAAATCAAAAAGCCAAAGCATTAAAAGAAGAAACCATGAAAGCCGCGTTTGGAAATGGCGTGCTTGGTCAAACCATGGCAGCAATGGCAGATATTCCAGAATACGCAACAGGCGGTTACACAGGAAATGGCGGCAAATACCAACCGATGGGCATTGTTCATGGCGGTGAATATGTCATGACAAAAGAAGCTACAAACCGTCTAGGCATCGCCACGCTGAACGCCTTAAATTACGGAAAACAAGCCTTAATTGCGGGCGGTTTAGGTATCGGACTTGCCACAGCCGCACCAATTCAGGTGGATAACAGACCGCCGATTTCAGCACGACCAAGCATCAGCCAAACCATGCAACCAATGGCGGTCAATATCACCATTAATGCACAAGCAGGGCAAAATGAACGACAAATCGCCCAACTTGTTGCCGCCGAGCTTGAACGAATCAACCGACAACAACAAGCAAGGGCAAGAAGTCGAATGGCAGATCGAGCATAAAAAACACCCGTGTAAAAACACGGGTATTTTTTTTTAAAAAAATAAAAAAACTATTGACAAGGGTTATTATATTAATTAATATACACCTATAGCCAAGAGATACAGGCTATAACCCAAAACTTTAACCAGACCCCACCAATCGGCAGGGGCAGAAAAAGGAAATAAATTATGAACGCTCAACAAATGATTTCAAAAATCCAAACAACTTTAAACGCAGCCGAAGAATTGACAATCAATGTTACTTACGCACGCGGACGCACATTAGTACAAACTTATAAAGTAACCGCAAACGATGTTAAATATGTCGGCCATAGCTGGGGTGGTCGCGGAAACGTAAGAAATATTTATGCTCAACGTATTTTAAATGCTTAATAATTCAAAGTCCCGCCGAAAGGCGGGCAATAAAGAAAGAGGAAATTAAAATGGAAATTGTAATCAAAGAAACAGGCGAAGTAGAAACATTATTACTTATCGATAGTAAAACTGGTTGTGATTGGTTTAATGATTTAGTTGGTAATCATGATGGATTTAATGACGATCCTGAATACGGATTTGCGAAAGAAAAAGACGAAGATGGCTTTGATACAGGACGATTTGTGACAAGCCAAGAAAACTTTAAATGGTGGGAAAATATCGTTAGCGAAATGGATGAGCTTGAAAAAAGAATCGTAAATTTGAGTGAAGAATTTGAATACTACAAGGTAAAAGATGTTGTGATGGATGCCAGCGCGGGAAACAGCGATTTAGAATATTATCCATCAATCGTACACCAAGCGCTCGATGAAGAATTTGGCGAAGGCAAAGGAAGATAATAACAAGCCCCGCAAGGGGCTTTACTTGGAGTTAAGAAAATGGCAAAAACAGCAGTACATTTATCAGATAACGCTTGGCAATATGTAACAGATCGCACTCCACAGGGCGAGCAAAAAGGACTGTCAGCTCATATTAATAATGCGTTTGAGCAGTTGATTCATTTGGCGCGCGCAGAAAAGCCTGAGTTGTCAAAATCAGAATGGATTGAGCTATACAATGTTTATGCGGGCAGTGATTTAACTAGACTTGTAATGCCGTTTGATTTGGCAGATGACTTGCGCACACATTACGGATCTTTACCGCAAGATTTAACCGCACTTTATGACAAATTAGCAGAGATGACACAGGCGCAACAATTTGCCGCGCTTGATGCCGTCCGAGTGTATTGGGCTAGTGGTTATGAGCAAGATTGATTGGGCATCTGTTGACTGGTCAATGAGGTCAATAGATATAGCTAGACTGTTAGATGTAACAATAGATACTGTATCGCGCAGACGTAAACAATTAGCTAGGGATACGCTATTACACCGATTTAGAGATTGGCAAAATGTTGATTGGAGCAAGACAAACAAGCAATTAGCAATAGAGCTAGGTAAATCTTATAACACAGTTGCAAAGCATCGTTATAAATTAGGACATGCCGGTGAGGCGACAATGAGAGAGCCTAAAAGTAACAAAGGCATACCTAACCCCAAAATGAGACACGGCAAAATTAATCAACCGAAAGCCACGGAAGCCGCAAGAAAAAGCCTTAAATCAGGCAAGTTTGAAACAAATATACACGCCAAAAAGTGGCGCATTGTTAGCCCAAGTAATCAAATTTTTATCGTGCGCAATTTGTATCAGTTTGTGCGAGATAATAGCGAGCTATTTTTGCCAAAAGACGTTATTTTTAAAAGACAAGGCGGCAAACGCGGAACTGGTGGCGAATATTGCAACGCAACATCGGGGCTGAGACAAGCTGCATCAAGTGGCAGATCGTGGAAAGGTTGGAAATGTAAGCAAATAAAGGACGAAGAATGAGTTATAAAAAATTAAGCGATGAAAGGAAAAAAAATATAAGCATAAATGCCAATAATTACGCAAAGGATAACTATCGGCAATTCACCATTAGACTATCACCTGATGTTGCTAATAGATTTGATGATATTTGCAAAAACGAAAATCTATCAAGGCCAGAATTAATAAAAAAACTCATAGAAAATTATTAAAATAAAAGGGCGAAAGCCCTTTTTTGTTATCCCATTTTTCACACGTCCCCACACTCGCAAAATTAAACAAACTCACCAAAAATAGGGGCAATTATTACAAGTAGAAATCCGCCCATGTCAGCCGATAACAACCGCAGAATTGAAAGCATCATCCGCTTTGGCTTAATTGCCGAAGTCGATCATGCACAAGCAAAAGCACGGGTAAAGTGCGGTGAAATATTAACGGATTTTATACCTTTCATCACATTGAGATCAGGTACAACAAAAACATGGTCGCCGCCAACACAAGGCGAACAATGTGTCATCTTGGCTGCAAGTGGTGAACTAACAACAGCGTGCATCATCACAGGGCTTTACACTCAAAACAGTCCAAGCCATTCAGCAGATGAACACGTGATCGAATTTGCAGATGGCGCAAAAATCACCTACAACCAAGCCAACGGCGATTTGGTTGTGACAGGAATAAAAACTGCCAACATAAAAGCCGCGAATCAAATCAATATTGACTGCCCCACTGTCAACATTAAAGGCAATGTGAATATTGAAGGAAAAGTAACATCAACAGACGACATGATAGCGGGCGGCATTAGTCAGATGAAACATAAACACAAAGATGTTTCGAAAGGTAAAGACAAAACCGGAGAGCCTGAATAATGAATCGATTTACAGGCGAGAAAATCACAAGCGAAACGGAACACATCAAACAGTCAATCGCAGACATTTTATTGACGCCCATCGGCTCACGTTTACAACGCCGAGATTATGGCAGTCGTATTCCGGAACTCATTGACAGACCAATGAACCACGCTTTGTTGCTCCAACTTGCCGCAAGTGCGGTGATGGTATTGCACAAATGGGAACCACGCGTGACGATTAGCCAATTTAAACCACAACTTACAGGAAACGGCATCACTTGCTCAATCGTGGGCAGAACAAGAAATCAAAACAACGTCATAAATTATGATGATGTATGGCTAGGCGGTAAGAATGAGAGAATTAGTTGATTTAAAAAAACTACCCGCACCAAAAGTTGTGCAAGAACTCAGTTATGAAATCTTACTTGCTCAGAGAAAAGATAAATTTCTGTCATTACAAGAAACTGATGATCTGCGGAAACATTGGCAAGCTCGCTTACAGTTAGAAAGCGAACCAGTGGTTAAATTGCTTGAAGAAAATGCTTATTTAGAACTCTTGCTAAGAACAAATATTAATGAATCAGCCAAGGCAGTAATGCTTGCTTATGCAACAGGATCAGATTTAGACCAATTAGGGGCATTATTCGGCATTAAGCGATTAATCATTCAAGCGGAAGATTTAAACGCTCACCCGCCTATTCCCACCCAATATGAAGATGATGAACGTTTTCGTACACGCATTCAAATGTCATTAGAAGGTTTAACTACGGCTGGTAGTCGTGCAAGCTATGAATTTCATGCGCTCTCTACCTCTGCAAAAATAAAAGACGTTGATGTAACAAGCCCAACGGCAGGCACGGTGAAAGTGGCCATATTATCAACGGAAGGACAAGGAACAGCCGACAGTGATTTAATTAATGCGGTAAAAAAACAGTTGAATGCTGAGCATATTCGCCCCCTGACTGATACGGTATTGGTCGAAAGTGCGGTGATTTTACCTTATGAAATTCGAGCTACTCTCACACTTTATCCATCAGTACTAGAAAGTGTTGTCATGGCAAATGTTAATCAAGCCATTACCCATTATACAAATAAGCAACACTTGCTTGGCATTGATATTACGCTTTCAGGTATTTATTCAGCCTTGCACCAAGAAGGCGTGCAGAACGTGAAACTGACACAACCGCTTGCAGATTTAATCGTACAACCTCACCAAGCAGCATATTGCACACAAATTCAAATCAACGTAGGTGGCCGAGATGAATAGCTATCTCTTGCCCATAGGGTCGAGCAAGCTAGAGAAACAATTATCGAATACGTTTTCAGCCATTGCGGAAATTCCTGTGCCCATTCGCCTCTTATGGAGTGCTGAAAATTGCCCTATAAACCTCTTGCCATGGCTTGCTTGGTCAATTTCTGTAGATGAATGGGATGACGAATGGAGCGAAGAAAGTAAACGACAAGCCATTTTAAATAGCATCCATATTCACAAGCACAAAGGGACAATTTCAGCGATTCGCCGTGTCATGAAATCGGTGGGGTATGGTGACGTCGATATTATCGAAAACCAATCACTTAAAACATGGAATGGCGAACTAAATTTTGATGGTTCGGAAACCTTTGAGCATGAAGAAATGCACTGGGCAGAATACAAAATTGTGCTACATCAGCCCATTACTATTGAAGAATCAAAACAAGTGCGGCGAATTTTAAATGAAAATGCCCCCGCACGTTGTCATTTGGTTGCATTCAATTTTACACGGGCAGGCCATCGATGGAATGGCGAGATCAATTTCGACGGAAACTTTACTTTTGGAGAAGTATAAATGGGAAAAATTACTGAGCAACAACAATGGGAAGAAGATATTTATCTCATTGAAAAACAAGATAAGGTGCTGGGCGGAGAGCTTGGCGTAATTAACATTCAAGCCAAACAGCTAGCCAATCGAACCAAATATTTAAAAGGTCAAGTAGACACCATCAACCAAGACCGCACAGGCTACGCCCCAAAAGCTAGCCCAGCATTCACTGGCGTGCCAACCGCACCAACAGCTGCATTAGGCACGAACAACACACAAATTGCCACAACCGAATTTGTGAAAACCGCAATCGCCGCATTGGTGGGTTCGGCACCTGCTGCGTTGGACACGCTAGAAGAATTGGCACGAGCATTAGCAGGTGATGCAAACTTAAAAGCGACGTTGCTTGCTGAAATCGGGAAAAAAGCCAATGCCACTGATTTTAATGCCTTACATGATTTATTTGTTGGTATCCCTATCCCTTATCCGCTCTCTACCGTCCCAACAGGTTGCTTGGCCATGAACGGACAACGGTTTGATACTCGTCGTTATCCAAAATTGGCACAGAAATATCCGTCAGGGCAACTACCAGACATGCGCGGTGAATTTATCCGTGGTTGGGATAATGGGCGGGGTGTGGATACTGGGCGTGCGTTGTTATCTGCGCAGGGAGATGCCTTTCAAGATCATGTACACTTTCTTCCTACATCAGGAGGAGATTCTTATGAATGGGAAAGCGATATTAATGTGTTTGTCTGGGACAATACAAACAACAAAACAACAGAAGGCGCATTTGTCCATAAGAGCGCTATGCCGTCAGGCAGACAAGGTAATAATCATAGCATAAAAGATGGCGCAGATGTGAGAACGTACCATGCATCTAAAGTGCCATCTACTATTGCTAATAGTTATAGACAGCGCACATCAAGCGAAACCAGACCACGCAACATCGCCTATCACTACATCTGCTTAGCCGAATAAGGAGTACAACATGACCGTAACATTTAATCAAGATGGCTTTGCCGAAACTAGTGGCGAAATCACCGTGTATTGCACTGACAACCAAGGTATTTACAGCCACAGCACAACCGAATATGTGAGCGAAGGCGGAAGCCTTTCCGCAGGCAGTTATTTAGATGCCCCACCACAACCGAAACAAGGCTTTGTCATTGTACGAGTAGATAACAGTTGGCAATATCAAGCCGACCATCGGGGCACCTATTACAGCAAGGAAACAGGCGAAAAAGTAGAACATGCCACACTGGGTGAATTGCCCGAAAATTTAACCGCACTTGCACCACTTGCTGAACCGTGCAAATGGAACGGTACAGCATGGGTAAAAGATGAAGCGAAAATTGCTGATAATTTTACAAAAAACCAAACTCAATTTATCGCCAACATTGATGAGCACGCGGCAAAAATCTACAGCACATGGACACGTTTTGAAAGTGAGTACCGCGAACGCCAAGTAGCGGCAGAAGCCTTTAAAGCCACAAATTATGAAGGCGAGTGCAGTCGATATATCTCAGACTTTGCACAACGTGCGAGACTGGATAACAAGACCGCCACAAACTTGATTTTGACACAGGCGGCAGGACTCGAAAAACTGCAGGTTGAATTAGCTAATCAACGTATGCGCAAATATGAACTCAAAGCCCCTAATCTCACTCTTGAGAAACTGCAATCAATCCATGATGACATTATCAAGCAAATGGATAAATTGATGGAGGCATATCAAAATGGCTAAGGTGTTTTTAGCGATGTATAAACACAAACGTGATTGGCGCAAAGAGCCCGTCAAAGCAATCGCCGACCGCATTACTCGATTTTTTACCAAAGGCAAATACTCGCACTGCGAGATTGCCATTGAGCGCATTGAGTTTGGTAACGGTCATCATCATAAGCATGCGACAGTGTATGACTGCTACTCCTCATCGGTACAAGATGGCGGCGTACGTTGCAAACAAATTGATGTATCCGATAACACCAAATGGGATTTAATCTCACTCAAGGATGTCACCGAGCAACAAATCAAAGCCTATTTTGACCGCACTTTGGGCTGTAAATACGACTGGTGGGGCGCGCTAGGAATCGTACTTGGCATCAAACAAAAACGCAGTAAGTATTTTTGCAGTGAGTGGTGCTTTAATGCGATTTGCGGTGGAGAAAATGGTTGGCGGTTTAGCCCGAATCAGTTGGCGGCAATTTTCCAAAAATGAATAAACGGCGGGTAATTCCGCCGTTTTTATCTGTCCGACTCTACCTAACCGCCCTTTGTTAGTTTAAATACCACAACGCCAAGCGCTACCACTGGCTTTTAAATCCTTACAAAATAGCCCTATCTCTCAACAACAGGGCTAAAATTATGACAGATGAATATCTCCATGGGGTCAAGGTAACGGAAATCGCCGAAGCCTTGCGAACACTCACCACATCATCCACTGCCGTGATCGGTTTAGTGGCAACGGCAGCAGATGCAGATGCAACTGTTTTCCCACTCAATAAACCCACTCTTTTAACAGGTATCACCGCCGAAGTCCAAGCGAAAGCCGGTAAACAAGGCACATTATCCCGTGCATTAGATGGCATTGCGGACATTGTTAATTGTAAAGTGGTCGTTATTCGCGTGGAAGAAAGCGAAGATGAAAGCACCATGAAAGCAAACGTCATCGGCGCAGTGGACAGCGAAGGCAATTACACTGGCTTGAAAGCGTTCTTGGTATCTGCTGCCGTTTGTGGCGTGAAACCGCGTATTTTCTGCGTGCCGAAGTATGACAGCCAAGATGTCACCACCGAGCTTTTAAGTGTGGCAAAAAAACTGAATGGCTTTGTGTATGCATCGTGCGGTTCAGCAAAAACCAAAGAAGAAGCGGTGACTTATCGCCGTAATTTCTCACAGCGTGAATTAATGCTGATCTTTGGTGACTTCTTGTCTTTTAACCCAAACACTAAAGCAACCGAAGTGGATTATGCAGTTGTCCGCGCGGCGGCAATGCGAGCGTATCAAGATAAAGAATACGGCTGGCACACTTGCATTTCTAACAAAGGTTTAACTGGCGTCACTGGCGTGACTAAACCACTTTCATTTGACATAAACGACAGTGCGACCGATGTCAACTATCTGAACGAACAAGGAATCACTTGTTGCGTTAATCACAATGGCTTCAAGTTGTGGGGTTTACGCACCTGTTCAGCCGATAAATTATTCATCTACGAAAACTACACCCGCACCGCACAAGTGTTGAAAGACACCATCGCACAATCATTTGATTGGGCCGTAGATAAAAACATCAGTGTGATGTTGGTGAAAGAAATCGTGGAAGCGATCAATGCGAAATGGCGTGAATATGTGGCGAAAGGTTACTTAGTCGGTGGTAAAGCATTTATCAATTCATCACTGAACACTGCCGCAACCTTGAAAGATGCAAAATTGCTTGTGTCTTATGATTACTGCCCTGTTCCGCCATTAGAACAATTAGGCTTTAACCAATACATCAGCGATGAATACCTTGTGGAATTCGCCGCAGAGATTGCCAAAGTAGGAGCATAACAAATGGCTTTACCACGTAAATTAAAACTCATGAACTTCTTGGCTGACGGTAATTCTTACCGTGGCCAAGTTACCGAAATCACCCAACCTAAATTGGCAATGAAACTGGAAGAATACCGTGCAGGCGGCATGATTGGTCCAGTGAAAGTAAATTTAGGCGTGGAAGGCTTGGAAGCGCAATTCAAAATGGGCGGTTACATGACCGAACTCATTAAAGAATTTGGCGGCAAAATTGACGGTTCGTCATTACGTTTCGCGGGTGCATACCAACAAGACGACACCGAAGAAGTCACCGCCATTGAATTGATTATGCGGGGTCGTTTCAGCGAAATTGACAACGGCACAAGCAAATCAGGCGATGACACCGAACAAAGCTACACCGTGCCATTAACCTATTACAAAATCATCGAAAACGGCAAAGATTTGGTCGAGATTGATTTACTCAACTCAATCTTTATTGTCGGCGGCACTGACCGCTTAGCAGAACACCGTTCAGCGATTGGCATCTAATCACCACCTAGCCCCGCAAGGGGCTTTTATTAAATCACTCCCCCACGCTTAAAGCGTGGCATTTTTAAAGGTATAAAAAATGAAAAACGAAAACAGCAAAGTGATCACATTAACCAATCCACTTGTGCGTGGCGAAAACAAAATCACCGAAATCACCGTCAACAAACCCACCGTGCCGGCATTAAAAGGCTTGAAAATGTTTGACGTGTTGCAAATGGACGTGGACGCATTGCAAGTGTTGCTCACTCGCGTGACAAATCCTGTGTTGCACAAATCCGACTTTTCTACAATGGAAGTGGCTGACTTCACCGAGCTTGCGGCGGTGGCTGTCGGTTTTTTAGGGAAGAATTCGGAAGCGGAAGAGACCGAATAATGATTGCCGCCACGGTAGAAGATGCCATGGCGGACATTGCACTGATTTTCCATTGGCAACCACAAGCCTTTGAGCAAATGACATTTGCCGAATTAATGACATGGCGAGAAAAAGCAAGGGAACGAAATGAAACAGAAAATGATTGATTATGTATTAAATATGCCACGGCATATTGTATGGCGTGGAATCTTTATTCTTTCCATTGCCTTTTGGTTGCTTGTGATTTTCGGCATTGCATTTCTCTTTCGCTAATTCATCAAGTGCGGTCAGAAATCACGGGATTTTTTGACCGCACTTTTCTTTAGGAATAAATCATGTTTCAAAACTTTGCTTTAGCCGCACTTGGGATGTTTGTGTTTACACGGCAAACCGTGCCTTTCCAAAGCTTAGACCGCACATCAACGTGGCGACATCCAACCAATGCGATTGTGGGTGCAATGCCGAAATCACAATTCACCGGTAAGGAAAGCGAAACCGTGACAATCGGCGGGCGACTTATCCCCGAAATCACGGGCGGCAGATTTTCCATTAAAGCGTTGGAATTAATGGCAGACAGCGGCGGCGCTTTCCCACTGATTGACGGTGCAACATTTGAGATTATCGGTTTTTTTGTGATTGAAAATATCCAAGAAACCCGCACGGAATTCTTTGGCGATGGCGCACCCCGTGCCATTGACTTCACCATGAACTTAAAACGCACTGACGATCCGATGTTGATTGCCATTGCAGACAGTTTAATGAGTAATCTGTAATGTTAGGCTTAGATTTTAACGACAATCACCGCACCCCCGCTTTTAAAGTGGTGATCACCACGAAAGACAACAAACAGCAAGACATCACGCAAGTGGTATCAAGCCGTTTGATTAATCTGTCTTTAACCGATAATCGCGGATTAGAAGCGGACACGCTAGATTTAGAATTATCCGACCATGACGGCAAATTAGCTTTGCCGCCACGCAATGCCACAATCAGCCTTGCACTAGGTTGGAAAGGCAAGCCACTGATTGACAAAGGGCAATATTCAGTCGATGAAGTGCAGTTTTCAGGCGGTGCAAATTCAGCCGACAGGCTAACCATTCGGGCAAGAGCGGCAGATTTAAAAGGCACGTTCACCGAACAAAAAGAGCGGTCATTTCATAAAAAGAAATTGGGCGAAATCGTCAACGAAATTGCACAAGGAAACAAGCTCAAAAGCCAAGTGGCAAAAGAGCTTACCAACCGATTAATCGACCACATCGACCAAACCAACGAAAGCGACATTAATTTGCTGACACGCCTTGCGGAAGAATACGGGGCGATGTGTACGGTGAAAAATGGCACGTTGCTCTTTATGCCATTAGGCAAAGCAAAAACCGCCACAGGAAAAGATATTCCACTGCGTAAAATCACCCGCAAGAATGGCGACAACTACAATTTTTCCATTGCTGAAAGTGAAAACTACAAAGCCGTGCGTGCATATTGGCACGATACAGACAGCGGCAAGCGTGGCGAAGTGACCGTTGATGAAAACACCAAGATTGTGAAAAAACAGCGAATGACGAAAGGCAGAACGCTGAAAAACGGCACAGTGAAAGGCAGACGATTAAGCAAACGCAAATACAACGAAATTGAGCAACAAGAACCCATTACAAGTGACAGTTCTCAAATAAAATCATTGCGACACACCTATGCAAGTGAAAAAACCGCCATTACTTCCGCAAAATCTGCCTTTGACAAACTCAAACGAGGCGTGGCGACATTTAGCCTAAATCTTGCCTTTGGCGAACCCGATTTAATCCCCGAAACACCCATTGAGCTTTCAGGCTTTAAAGCTGAAATTGACAACACCAACTGGCTGATAACTCAAGTCACCCACAGCATAACCGACAACGGCTACACCTGCGGCGTGGAAATGGAACTGAAAATAGACGAAGAAAAGGCGGAGTAATTCCCCCGCCTGTTTTAAGCTGCTTTATAAGCCTGATCTTTGTGTGTTGGTTGCTGGGGAAATGCTGGAATTAGAAGCCTTTCTTCAACTAATAATGTAATATGCCTACCTAGAGCAGATATTGTCATACCAAGCAAATCAGCAAGAGCAGCTTTAGAAACATATTGATCTTCACAAAGTACAAGCAATAATTCTTTTACTTGTTCAGGTCTCTTTTTCTTTAAAGAATAAAATCTAGGGTTAACAATATTGCGTAGTTCTTGCAGATATTCAGGATTAAGTTCTTTGAGGTTATCAACAACTTTCCCTAGAGTGTTTTGAATTCGCCCTTCGTTATCTCTCCAAATGAATTTAACTTGCCGTGATTCTGTTAAATTATTAGCTTGTGCATTAGCTAATGCATTAGCTTGTGCATTAGCTTGTGCATTAGCTTGTGCATTAGCTTGTGCATTAGCTTGTGCATTAGCTTGTGCATTAGCTTGTGCATTAGCTAATGCATTAGCTTGTGCATTAGCTTGTGCATTAGCTTTGGTTCTTAGGCGTACAGAACCAGAAGTATAAATATCAGCAATATCAACTTCTTTAATCCATGGGAGAATATAATACTTTTTCTTGCCATCGCCTTTACCTATCAACCAACATTTTTTAGCCAATTGCGGTAATGCGAGAGTTATCTCCCTACCGGTAAAACTATTTCCCATGTTTTCAGTAAGAGAAGCGTGATTAATCCAACCATCATTTAAAACCGCATAAATTAAAATATTTTTATATAATGTCCTTTCTTGTGAGAACTCTTCCCCAAATTCTGTTTGTAATTTACGAATAGCTGATAATGTTGCGCCATCTTGTAATGTCAATGCAAGATGTGTTGATAAATGATTGGTCAATAATTCTGGAGTAGTTAAAAGTTCCCTAATCCAGTTAGTAAATATTTTTTCAATTCCTTTGCCTTGTCGTTCACATAAGCCAGCTATTCTAAAAATATTGTGTATAAGAGAATTCCGACAGGTCGATTTTAGACCATTAATAGCTTGCTCAATACTGACTAACATTGAACCAGGATTTTCAAATGTTAGTCTGTTAGATGTTTTTACTATTTTTAACGAAATTTGATCATTAAAATAATCAGCGTGAGTAAAGAAATTTACCAATGCTTCACGCAATGCTTCGGTAATTTCATTTTCTTCTTTTCTAGTCAAGTTATTAAGCTTGAAATGGCTATTTTTGGCAATATCAAACAATAAAGCCGAGGTTTTTAGATAGAATTCAAATAAATTGCCGTCTTCCAAATCATCGCAAGTAAAGCGAGATGAATAACGTTCATCACCTTGTATATCTTGATAGTCTAAAAAATAATGCGGCAGTAATTGGCGGATAATGTGAAGTTGACCAAAGACTAAAAGACCAGCATAGGTTAGTCCTTCTTGTCCCGTGTCTAAGTTTCTTGCATAGGCATTAATTTTTTTTAGTAATAACAAATCATCAAGCACTAATAACGGACTAGTTGGATTATAGTTTTTAAGAAATTGGCGGTACTTTTGAAGTGTATGTTGATTAATTTCATCAATGCCAGTGTTAGGAATAACTTTGCTATCCTGATTGTTTTTTGTATAACCAGATAAATAATTTTTGAGTTCATTAGCATTAAGCTTATGATCGCCTGTATGAAGGCGAACATAAGACAATCTAGGATCGTTATTAAGATGAACGGGTATATCTGAATTATCGGCTTTTTTGACCCTTATCGCGATAACATCTACCAAAATATTGTTTATTTCTTTTTGAATAATTTTAATATCATCATTTGATAAATTATTAATACTTATTTTTTGTCCGCCTCGCATTTGACTAAACATATCATCAAGTAATTTTTGAGTATTTGAAACACCACTAATCGAAAAAACTTGATTTTGTTCACTAATACCTAAAAAGATAATTCCCCCTTGAGTGTTGGAGAAAGCACTATAAGACAACCAGAAATCTTTAGGCAGTGTATTCGCTGATTTTTTGCATTCAAAAAACAATCTTTCTTGAATCGACGAGGTGTCTTCCAAAATCTCTTCTATTTGTAACCAGAGAGAATTTAGTGTAATCATAATTCATTCCTACAACATCTTTGGTCTAATCGGCAGCACGCTCAAGAATTTAGCGCGTACTTGTGCCGTATTGAATAGTTTCTCGGTAATTTCAAACGTTGGATAAAGTGGGTTATCACTTAATGCGCGAATAATACCGCCGGGAACACGTTGCAAACGTTTGATATAGGTTTTACCTCTACCCACAAATACTCTCACAAGGCACACCATCGTGGTCACGATCGAGTTTGTGCATGCCGCACTCCCTTAAATGGAATTTAGCATCATCGCAATTATCCATGTCCTTACAAGTACGTTTCCCATCACTACAACTAAACTGTTCTGCATCTGCTTTTTTACTTTTTGCAAAAGTTGCTGTTGAGAAAGCAAGGGAAAGTGCGGTTAAAATTAAGAATAGTTTTTTCATTGTAGAATTTCTCCCGTCTCAAGCATATAGAAAAAAGCATCTTCATAAATGATTTTTACACCGTGCTTTTCTGCTTTTGCTAATTTAGATGGGCCGACTGTTTTGGACTTCTCACAGATAACCAAAAAATCAGTTTTACTGGAGACATCTGAAACAACTCGCAAATTGTGATCGATTGCGAGTTGTGTCATCTCTTCTTTTGCGGCAGCTTTAAATCCACTAAAACAAAACGTAACAGAAAGGCAAGGTGGATTTTTCTTTAATTCCCGCTTTTGAGAATTGATTAAGCTATCGTAAAGGTGAAACTTATCATCGGGAACGTTCAAAGCATATTGTTTCGCATCTTCAATATTGTCAAACTCTTGAATTATTCTGTCATGACGAAGTGTCAATACTCTGGCATAAGCGTGACAATAGCCAATTAAGTAAACATCATTTTCGACAATATTGGTGATGTGAAATGCATTAACTTCCTTGTGAGCATTCATGTAAACAACAAACTTTTCTGTTGCCATTTTTATTCCTACCACTTCCGCCACTTCATCGGCATGCTGAATACTACTCTGCCGTGTATAAACACGTCATCATCTTGCGTGAATGTCCATTCTTTGTATGTTGGGTTGTCGGAAATGACGAGCATTTCTTTTCCCACTTTTTGCAAACGCTTGATGAATGTTTGGCCGTCAAAGGTGAAAACATAAAGACCATCGGCGGCAAAGTAATTTTCGGAAATATCCACATAAAGCAAATCACCGCTTTCAAGGGTTGGCGACATGCTATCCCCTTTCACTGTGATCAACTTCAAATGTTTTGCATCAGCACGTCCAAATTGTTGACGGAAGAACGTTAAATCAAATTCTTGTGAAAGCAAGCCTTGTTCGGTTGGGCTTAAATAAGCACCGTTTCCGGCACTCGCTTCCACGTCCAAAATATCAATCCGCACTGTGTTTGGGTTTTGCGGTTCGCTCACTTCTACAATGCGATAAGACGGATCCGGGTCGCCTTCACCTGTTTTTAGCCAATGCGGGTCCACATTAAGTGCGGTCGCAATTTCTAAGATTTTTTTAGGGTTTCTAGTTTCGCCACTCAAAATCTTAAAAACAGAAGGCTGCTTAATGCCGATTAATCTTGCCAATTCCGCTTGGGATATGCCTTTTTCATACATTAATGAAGTTAAGCGTTCAGATAAAGTTGCCATAATTTCTCCTATATTTTGATTTTATAACTAAAGCTATAGAAAATAAATTTTCATTTAGCTATTGACTATAGATAGTTAAACCTATAATCTATAGCCAAAACTTAGTTATAGGAAATTATTTATGAATGTTTTTATAGTTAAAGCAATAGAAAAAGCTGGCGGGCAATCAGCATTAGCTAAAAAATGCGGAGTTAGTCAGCCGACCGTAAATCAGTGGCTAAAGGGTGGAAAAATGGATGTGAAATATATTCCCGCCATTATCAAAGCAACAGAAGGCAAAGTAAGAGCCGAAGATTTACGCCCTGATGTTGATTGGGCAGTGATTCGGAATAGTTAAACAATGTGAACAAACACCGGAAGACGATGGCAATACTAGCCAGTTTTTTGTTTTAACAGTGGCGGCAACGCCACAATGCCGATGGCATAAAACATGGCTTTTAACGAGGCGTATTGCTTAATGGCTTGTTGCGGAACTTCGCTGAAATTAAAGCCAAATTGTTGTAGTTCCGCTTGGCTGAAACTACCGAGTGCAAAGACAAAAATGCAAACGCCACATAAGTAGGAATGTTGTCCTTGAATGTGCAAGTGTTTGGTGTACGGAATCGTTTTTTTATATACCCAATAAATCACGAATGACATCAACAGCAATATAACAAGTTGAATATCGGCATTGATTTCCGGCACAAGTGCAAAGCGAGTGTAGACATAAACTAACCCGAATGTCGCCCAATAAGCCACGGTATCAATGATGATGCCTTTCGCAAAAATCAGGTGTTTTTTTATTTTTTCGAACATAGGAGTGCCTTATGGCTAAAAAAGTGGATGAACAATTATGGGTTCGCGTATTGGAACTTGAACAAGCCTTGAAAGACCAGGAAAAACAAACCAAGCAAAGAATAGACGAACTGGGACAGCAATACCATGATCACCATAACCATTTACCAGCTTTATGTTTTATCTGCGCTGTAATAGGAACGTTCTGTGCATTCCAATTTTTTAGATAGCAAAAGTATAACAAAGTAAACAAAAACAACAAGGAAAAGGGTGTGGCGAAAACAGAAAAAAAACGCGAACTAAAATCTGAAATTATTGCATTTCGTGTGACGGCAAGTTTTAAAGAAAAGTTACAAGAAATGGCTCAAGCGGATAAACGGGAATTGAATGATTTTATCCGTTTGAAATTGGAAGAATGTATTAATTAATGGGTCAGTGATTCGGAATAGTTAAACAATAAAAGGTGATAAATAGTGAACGTAGATCATAAATGCGCAAATTGCGGAAGTAATAACATCCGTGTGCGAACTTCCGAAAAAATCGGTTTGTTGTCAATCGACGTGTTGGCTTACTGCAACAACTGCGGCACAGAATTAAGAGTGCAAAGCCAAATTACAAGAGTAAGAACGCCAATCTATAACGACCGCCCAGAAGCATTAAGTGCGAATAAGCCGTTAAATCAGATTGACGAGCGTCAGCAAGAAATCGACATCTAGTCTTTAATTTCCATCAAGATTTTTAAACACCGTCGTTTGAAGAAATTCATGCGACAGGATTTTTGCAACCAAAATTCAGGGAGACAAAGCAAATGGCAAAAAATGATTACACCTACGACAACGGCAAAACACGCAAAGGACGTGTGAATGTCTGGGAGTTAGAAAAACGTGTGAAAAAGTTGGAAACGCAAATTCAAATCATCAGCCGTCACGTTAATCATCAAGCAGGATTAAACCAACAACAAGTGCTATTGAATGAAAGCCTTCACGACCGTGTGGCACTGCTTGAAAAAGCAAGTTGGAGCAAGCAAGGGATGTTTGGCCGTTGGTTAAGTTGGGTTCAAGGTAAATAAGCAAGGGGGCGTGTGATGTACGTTTCAGGCAAAGAAAGTGCGGCGGCAAAATTCTGCAAAGAAAATCAAATTGCGGTTGAGCCTGTGCAAAGTTGGGGCGATTGCCGCCATGTGATCGGTAAAAGTCGCTATCGCGTGGAATACGCTTTCAGCAACCTTTCACAAGGCGAAAGAGAAATCCTGTTGGCAATGGCAGAACTCGACATCAATGATTTAGTTAGCACCACATTTTCAGGCGAGAAACTACACCACTACACCGAAAACGGACAACGCAAAATCGCCAAAGCGTTTCGCAAAGTGCGGTTGATTTCGGGGATGTTTCCGAAAGGCATTACCGAACGCGAATTCACATTGATTGATAAAGCATTGAATTAGGGGGAAGTATGGCAACCGTGATTTTAAGCCGTGGCGCATTGAGCATTGTGGCAAAGGAATATTATCAAAAACTCGATAAGGCACAGGAAAAATTATTCGCTTACATCTATCACTTAGACAAAGGCGATGAAGAACAAGCAAGACAGGCATTTAACGAATTTATTGAAAACGGTGATTTAGCGACAAAAGCACGCCAAATCTTTTTGCAAAAATACAGAGATTGGGAGCAATGGCAAGCCAATCCACGGAGAAAAACAGCATGAGAACAAAATTCATCGCCTTTAGAACGGCAAGCAAAACTGCAGCAGAAGCAGAACGTGCAGAACAATTTTTAAAAGCCGCACAGTTTTGGCGCAAAGCCTATTAGTTAGCACCAACACCGGATGAAGATTGGTGCTTTGCACGTGCAGATCGTTGTTTTAAAGCCGCCATTGATACAGGCGCAATCAAGGTAAGAAAAAGCAGACAGTTAGATTTCAAGGAATTTTGGGAGAAAGGCAATGAGTGATTTTTTCATTGGATTAGCGGTGGTGATGTTGGGCTGTTTTATGGCCGCCGCCTTATTAGATGCCGCCTTATGTTGGTTGGCAAATTGGATAAGCAAGCACTTTTAAGGAGAAAACAAAATGAGTACCGATATTTACATCAATTTAGATTGCGGAGCCGAACTACAAATCACCAAGATTGGCGACCGCTTTCAAGTGTTAGAGATTGTCGCAGATGGTGACGGTTGGCGAAAACAAAAAGCAAGAGTGATTGGGCGATTACATAACACCATTATTGGCGCAGTGAATGAAGTCCGCAACTTTGCCTTAGCACAATATGAAGTGCTTTCACTCACCGAAATGGAAAGTGCGATCAACTCAACCAATCAAGCCATTAAAGATTACTTTGACCAACACAACGAATATTTAGCTAACTTACAAAGAGCATAGAAATAACATGATGAACTGGGAGCAACAACGAGACAATAACATCGCTAAACGTGATTTGGCGATGGAAGAAGCTCGTTTGGCAAGAATGGAAAGTGCGGTTAAAACTGGCCGCACTTTAGACTTGCCACAAGCAACAGCCGCACAAATGGAGCTGTTTGCGGTTGCGCCTAATCATTTTGATTATGTTGAAAAACTGCTTTCAGATTTACCACGCAAACGCCAACGCGAACACTTCCGCAATGTGTGGTTGCGTGCTTATCGCAGTGTGAAAGATGATGGGTCAATTAGTTTTAGCTTAGGCAATAAACAAGCCCGCATTGCAAATACAACCTTGCGTGATGTTTTGACCAATCGTTTAGAAGCCGTTTTTGAGCAATATCACATTTCTGTTTCGTGGTTGCTTGAACGCAAACACTATTCAGCCAACTTGGCCATGCAAAAGCCTGTGGATAGTCAAGGCTTGCATTTTTATCTATTAGGCGAACGCCAATTAAAAGAAATCGCCTACAAACTCGCCTTGCACTTCAACGGATTGCAAAGCGATTTTGTGGAAGATTGTGCCAATCAAAAAGCCGTTGGGCTATTAAGTGCGGTCGATTTTTCACGTTTAAGCAGTGAACTGCACCGCCTTTGTGCTGATGTTTGCAAGAATATTGGCTTTCCACTTAAAAGCCAACACCGCCTTGAAGAAGGTAAACGCCTTTCTGTGCAACAACAAGAAGGTGAATTGTTGCGTGTGGTATGCGAAAAATACTGGTTCCGCACGTTACGCAGCACACAAAAACGCCTTATCGAGCATTTGGCGATTGGTTGCGGTGAAGTATCGGCAAAAGTTAGCCCTTACATTTCAACAGGTGCATTAAGCGATTACCGCAATCAACAAAAAGCCAATCTTGAATATTTAAAACAGATGATTATTGAAAACATTGACGATCCATCCGAACAGGTGGAATTGATGGCAATGTGGCAAAAATCTTCCAGTAATCCTGCCATCCGTTTTAACGAGATGATGAACCGCTTGCGTGGCGTGGACGAATGGGCAACGGAAAAAAGCTATGTGTCATTATTCCTTACCATGACCGCCCCTTCATCGTTCCATGCAACCCATAACAACGGCACAAATAACAAGAAATGGAAAGGTGCAGACCCACGCACAACGCACGCTTATTTAAGCAAGAATTGGGCGCAGTTGCGTGCCTTGTTCGCTAAACGTGGCATCGGCTTTTTTGGTATGCGTGGCGTTGAGCCACACCATGACGCCACACCGCACTGGCACTTGCTTGTGTATGTGAAAGCGGAAGATAAAAAAGAAGTGATCCGTTTATTCAAATCAAAAGCCTTAGAGTTAGACGGCGATGAATTCGGGGCGAAAAAACACCGCTGCAGAGTAGATGAAATTGACCCTGCAAAAGGTTCTGCCGTTTCCTATATTGCGAAATACATTGCCAAAAATATTTATGCGGGCAATCAGAAAGACGAAACATCAGACGAAGTGGAAGGCTTGAAACTAGACGAAAACGTGCAACGTGTGCGTGCATGGGCGAACCTTTGGGGAATTCGTCAATTCCAGTTTTACGGCAACCCGCCAATTTCTGTGTGGCGTGAATTACGCAAATTAGAGAAATGGCAGTTAGATGATGTAGATGATAAGACCATTGCAGACGCGCAAGCAGTTTGTGATGTGGCTTGTTTTGCAAGCTATTTAGAGTTGCAAGGGGGCGCAATGGCTAAACGTGAAGATCAGCCGTTATGCGTGGAATATGAAGAAAGCGAGCCGAACCAATACGGCGAAACAAGAAAAAAAATTGTGGGGGTGAAAAATCGTTTCAGTTTTGCAAGCGTAAGAACCAAACTTAAAAATTGGGTTATCAAAAAAGGCACAGTGGCAGATGTTGCAACTGATGCCAATGCGGAGACCACCGAAACAAACAAGGAGCGTAGCGACGCTTGGACTTGTGTCAGTAACTGTAACCGTTCAGAAATTGAACAAAAGGTAAAATATGCACTTTTACCTGTCGGTTTTATGATTAATCGGTCACAAATTGATCTATTAATCAAACATAAACGGTTACGGATTAATGACTTTCAGTGGATTTGTTATGAAAACGACAACGTTTTCATCAAAGAAGAAAAAATACCGCTCTTTTCTGTGAAAAAATTTAGTCAGAAAGTGACTGGATTTTGGGAAAGATTGGGGAAAATGTAGGTGGATTATGAAAAAAGTTAAAAGAACAATAAAAGTAAAACCGTCAGTGGAACGGATATCTAATGGCGTAAATTCGCCAGTAAGAAAAATTGTGCAAATTGCTATGTCAAATAATTTTAGCAACCATGGGTACATCGGAGAAATTATTGCTTTGTGTAATGATGGATCCTTATGGCAAAGAGCGGTTCAAATTACCGATGAACAATCCAAAGGTGGTGAATGGTTCAGACTTAATGATATTCCGCAGGATTAAAGTTAAATGTCATGATTGTAATGAAGAAGATTATTCAAGTTATTTATTTCAACGAAAAGGAACCACAGGCGGGTGGATTAGCTTTATATAATGATGGCACAGTACGTGAATTAGATTATTTTGACCGCCAAAGTAAAAAACAACTATCAATAGACAAAATTAACACAAATGAGGCATTAAATGACAACATTAACACAACTTATTGAAAATATCGAAAATTGGGCAGAAGCTCGCAATTTGATTAAAGGTTCAACGCCTAAACGACAATTCATTAAATTATTAGAAGAATTTGGTGAATTGTGCAATGGAATATCAAAAGGGAAATTAGACGTTGTTAAGGATAGCATCGGGGATTGCGTTGTGGTTTTAACGATTATTTCAGCACAACGAAATCGTAATGAAATTAATATCGGGTCAATGGCCGTTGAACACCATCCAAAAACAACACTCACAGCAGATGATTGTGTGATTGAATTACTTCATGATTTAACTCGAATTAGCTGTGAACTCGACCGCAATACATCTCTTGAAATGTTATTCGGTAATATTGTTTTAGATTTAGTTGAAGTTTGCGATTGCTTTGATCTTGATTTAACAGATTGTGTGCAAGCAGCATGGGATGAAATCAAAGGCCGCAAAGGGCGTATGATTGACGGCGTGTTTGTGAAAGAAGGTGATTTATAATGGAACGCTATTTTTCAATAAAAGAGATCGTGCAGACGGGGATTTGTTCAGAAGCAACGGTGAAGCGTTGGATTTCTAGCGGCAAGTTAAAGTCTTATAAATTCGGTCGCTCCCGCAAGATTGCGGAAAGCGACTTGAACGAATACATTAAGACTTGTCGGCAATAA